TAGTCGTTTGATAGTGTTGTCGTCTGCACCAAACCAACTTAATAGTTTACGGAATTTATAATATAGTGGACGACCCGGAACATAACTGGCTTTGAAGTTGCAGTTAAAACAATGATAGCTGACACCACCGTCGGCATTCATCATCATACCACCGCGGCCACGGGTGTCTGCTGATTCGCCATTGTGATGACAACACACAGCATTAAACGATATCCATCCTGACGATGAATTAGTTTTACGTTTTCCAGGAAGGATCAGACGCACAGCGTCCTGAATAGTATTCAGCATCGTGCTAGTATAACAGAACTATTGAACTAGGTCAAATGATTAGGTTACTGATACAGCGGAGTCCAATATGCCGTCGTGCCCACAGTGATTCGAGCCCAGGCAACCACTGCTGTGGTATTGGCGGGGAATCCGGTATTACCACTCAAAATTACATTGGCTGTAGATACATTACCAGAATACACCGGCAGATAACTAGCCACATTGCTATTACTGTATGAACTATCAGTAAAATGCAAATTGGCGTAGGTGTAGAAACTGCCAATATTAGCAGTAATGCTGTTGATGTTAGATGCCTGAGTGACTGCATTGGCATTAGCATAGGTTTGATATGCAGTTAATGTTGTTTGGTTAACCAGAATAACATTACCGCCCACAGTGCTGCCATCGTGTACACGTATAGTTCTTAAATCAGTATCATACGTAAGTTCCCCCAGGGGGCCTGTGTATGCTGTGCTTTGTGTGGTATTGCCACGCTTTAATAGTATGTGGCCTACATTTGCGTATATGGTCATAGTGTTCCGCCATCAATTATCACTTCAGATTGTTCAGCTATGGTTTCAGCATAGTAAGCTGGTAATATTTCCAACTCCAATGGGGCAGAATAATTATCGTCTACGTAAACAGGCTGTTCTGTGTTATCTGATGTTTTGATTGTTTTAAATGTCAGTTTGTAAAAACGTTGTTCCAATGAATTTATTGTGCCTTTATCAATGGTGAAATTGCCCTGTCCTGCTGCAATATTGGCAAATGTCACAGCGTAGGTTTCCACAGTGAGTTGGTTGATGGGATCCTGTATACTGGCCTGCATGACGTAACCAGTGAGATTGACCTTCTTCTGATCCTGGTTTTTAACTATTACCTGTATGGGATTGTCGATTCCCTGATAAACTTTGATGGGGCGGCTGTACACTTGGCGGTTCCTTGTCGTGAATATACTGGAGTCGAATATTTGTACTTCGACCGAATTCGGATAACTAAATAGTTTGACAGTAATCATTTTTACCTTGTCTTTTTCTATATTTAGCGGAAACCGTGGAACAAATAAAACAGCTTTTAGACTCTTGGCCCTTTATGACCTACCTGGTGTACGGTGGCAACGACTACGTGGGTATCATACAGAATGCCGACGAGCAGATCACAACGATCTACGATTACGCCAGCTTGCGTACACCCGAGCAGAAGAAGAGGTTCCTGGAATTGGGGGAGACCTGGTGGTGGGAAAGCAACAGAATCATACCCATCAACGTTTTTCTAAAATCTGATTGGGTGGACTTTAAATTCTGTGTGAAAACCATGAACAGCAAGGATGTGGACATCAAGGTGGGCCATCAGGTCAACCTCAAAGACATGGCCATGAAGCGCAGCAAGCGCCGTAGTATCACCCTGGTGAGGCGGGTTCCGTAGCATTAGTCAACAAATTCATGTTTACAGCTACCAAATGTGCGTAGGCACAGGCATGACTGCGTTTAAAACCATATGATCCGTCGTTGGGTCGATCCCAGACAGTCTTAGCCACCTCAGCCCATTTTGCCCCAATTAAATGTCGCTTGGCTGGGCGGATCACAGCCAGAAACATGGCCATTCTGGCAACACTATTGACTGCTTCGGGCATCTTGATCAGGGTGTCGTAATGAGCATTGATGTGGATTAACTGGGCACAAAATTCAGGATCGTATAGTCTATCCCATGCAGGTTCCTGTGCCATCAACAGATTCAGATGCTGCTCACTGTCCACACGCTGATACAAGCTGACGTTCAGAAAATCCAATTTAATGTATCCACGAGCTTCTGCATCGTGGTGATCTATACTAGCGATGCCAGTGAAGGGATCTGTGGGTATTTTCGTGGCATAAATGCCAGTATTATGCCGGATTAGTCGACCGTCACGCTGGATTCCAGCCGGATGATGGCGCAGATGTGCCAGGGCTAGATCTCTGTTGGCAAAGTCTATATCAATGTCTGATGAAAATTTCATAGTCCAGCTGTCTTTAAAATGTGTTTGACGGTCAGAGTGTCTTCTGCACAGTCACTAAATCTTTTAGGCCAGTAATCTGGGTCGATCCAGGGTAATACAATGTTGATTTGTTCTGAGTTGAGTCCATCCAGAAACGCAATGCCAGTATCACAGTTACACACAACCCAAGCACTAATACGACCAGTGCTGATGTTATAGCATATGCGGTTAGGGCTGCCATAACGGAAATAGTCACACAGACCATTTTTAAGATCCAGGTTATTGCTTGCATATTCTTCCATCTCCAGAATAGAACGTTGTACACCATCTTCCCAGGCTTCACGTTGTAGATATGTGGGTAACCATTCACCATACAATCGATCACTGCACCAGGTGTCCAGCTTGCGGTTGTTTTTCAACAGCCAGTCTAGATAGTTGCTGAAGTTAATGCAGCGTATTTGTTGACAATAGCTACCAAACTTCACAAAGGCATTGTAATAGGGACTGGAGACAAAATCGGCGTAGCTTTTGTTTTTAGCACTGCCCTGTGTGATTTCGTAGAATCTCAGATATGCTCGGAGTCCCAATTGTACCCAGGTACTGTTCTCCTGTTGCCATCTACGCTTGGGCTCACACATGTGCGAAGTCAATGTGGATTCTCGTTTGAAATCCTTAGTACAGTAACGACAGGTAAAACTCATAGATACTCTTTGATCTTTTTATCATCCCAGCCCTGATCTCGGGCCAATTGTTTTAATTCATCCTTGGTATTGATCTCAGCCAATAATTGTATCTCATCATCTTTACGATTGGGATAAATTTCACGCAAAAACTTTTCAGCTTTAGTATTACCTGAACCACGCTTTTTAGCGGCCAACCAATCGTGTCGTTGTGCGCCCATGCCTGGACTGACAGTGGTGGCCAGAAGCCATTGTAATTTTTTATGCTGAGTGCCATTGATGGCAAAAAAGTTTTTGTTCAACCGTTGATTGGTACTCATGAGATAATAGGCCTGCAAGTCGGCATCACCACGTACCGTTGCACCCCAACGAATCATCAGAAATGGGCTGAATTTTTTACGTTCCTCTTCAGTCAGACTGTCGTAGAAATCACGATTCTTGAGATCAAACTGTCGCATCTCATTGCCAATATTTAATTTGTCACTCATCTTCTGGTGTTTTTCCGTTGCTGTGTCGATTGCGTACTTGTTCAACGTCCTGCATGGCCCGTTGTTCTTGCATGGTACGTTCGTCAAAGAACTTTCTGGGATTGCCACACATGACACAACGACTACTGCCACAGGTCATACCTGATAACTTATGGTAACGATGCGGGTTATCATCTCCACCCAGGGTATTACCAGTCATGGGATCTCGATTGGCAAATATTACCTTACGTATGCCCATCTGTCGATCGATATGTGCCAGCTTGCGATGTAATCTGCGACTGTGTTTATAACGTTCCACTTGGTTGCCCATGCTATTTCCCCAATTCATAGAGTACACGAGCACGGTCCAACGTTTCTTTTAGTGCTGGATTAGTGTCGGCGGCCTGTCTGATGTCAGACCAGAGTCTATCTTCAATTATTCTATCCCTGGCATCATCCAGGGCCTGAGATAATTTTTTTGACATTTCTTTATCGATCGTTTTCGGATACTTGGACATTTTCCCCTCACACTGGATGCCACATTAATGGTTCGTCGCCATCTGTTCGAGACAGCTCGTATAGTACTATAGCACGATCAATGGCTTCTTGTAAAGCAGGATTTCGCTCACTCATTTTCAGTATGGCCATCCACTGCTGTTCGCGCTGTACTCGGTCCATTTCTTCTTCCAGTTCTCTGCTGACAGAATGTAGCTGTCGCATGGCAGTACCATTGGTTCGGCTGTACACAGTCTTGCCACCGTCGGGACTTTCGAATATCGTTATTTCAGTTAGTTTTTTTACCTGCATGGGTATCACCATATTAAATTATAGTTGACCACCTCACTCTGGCGGCTGATGTCTTTGACAAAATACACACACATGGGACCATCCACTCCGGCCTCCAGGGGCACTGCCAACATCTGGCCGGGTTTAAGTTTGGGGAAATACCATTTGACATCCTGATAGATGTCCACGATCTCTACTGGAAAGAAATCCGGCCGAAAACTGGTACGAGGATTGAACGCAAAGGCACTGAATCCACGATCATTGATGCTGGTCAGGGGTACCACTT